GTTGCCGGGCAACGAGGGAGACCGTCATCCCCGGTTCAAAGCTCTGCTGAACAATTGCGATCTTTTCCTGTGTGGTACGCCGTCTGCGTTTCTCCGGCCCTAAGACATCAATCATCTGTTCTCCAATGACTAGTCTAAAAACTAGTATTAAGACTATCACTTATTTAAGTGATATTGGTTGTCTGGAGATTCAGGGGGCCAGTCTAAGTTTTATGTCATATGTATCCTGCACTATGTGCAGTTAATGTGCCACTTGTCCCATATATGGGAATATTGGAAAGGTTACTTTGTTTTGAAGTAGCCTTTCGTCCTTCAATATTCACGATTACTTATTGCTATTACCAAGTCCAGTCGAATCGAAGAACATCTTTTATCTGAAACGACTCCTAATACCAGGTTGAAGCCACAATATCTCTCGCATAAGTAGACCAAAGAAAAATTATGATATTAACTATGTGATTTTTTTAGTGTTAAGTTGAATAATTATATACTGGAGAGTTTTCTGTACACTACCAATTGCTGGTTCATCTGTTCTGCCGCTGATGTTTCTGACTAATCTCCCGGTGACACAGAACTGTCCCTCTCTACCAGCCTTTATTCGACTCAATGTCCGGCTGCTGATACGCAGTTATCCCTTCGTATCAATGACTGACTCTTAAACGCAATGCTTTGGTTGCTGGCGTATCTGACAGCTTCTTCGGCGTGAAGGTCGTTGTGTAAGTATACTTCTTGGTTTATTTAGGCTATATAAAACCATGACTATGACTGGCTGTTTTCAGTAAGAGTCTTATCATCCAAAGAATTTATTCTAGAAATTCTTTTTAACTCATTAAGATAATCAACCTCGTTTTCTAAGAACCAATGAAGAACTTTAGAGTTGCCAAGTAATTTATTAATATATGACTGGATTATAACGAATTTCAACATATCTGAACCATACTCGGTTTGAAGTTTTTTCGTTTCTTCCGAAGTTGTTGCCATTTCTTGTTCCAGACGAAGTATGGTTTTTTTTATGTCCTTTTTATAGGGAGTGTTTTTCCCTTTATTTACTATCATCGATGACGGTGTTGCATCCAAGATGCTCATTGCAAATTTTTTACTATAATTATCAAAATTAATCATTGTACCGACTGCTTCAATTTGACGAATTGGCTTCATTTTCCTCAAAACGTCAAATGTAGCCTTAGGTATAGGTTTATCAGAAAGTTTCGCAATTACACTTGGATCTATGCCGTTCATCACATTAGCTTTATCTTTTATGGCATCAACAGATATGCCCAAAGCAGCACTAAGTTTTTCAATTGATACTTTTGCCAGAGACTTAATTATGATTCTATGTTCTTCAACTACATTTATATGATTCACTTGTTTGTTAGGAGTGAAAGCATCATCTATGCTCGAAAGTATACATGGAGCTTTTTCTATATCTAAGTCTTTTAAAGCCTCAACCCTTAAATGGCCATCAAGTATCTTAGTGACATCTTTATCTTTGTCATAGAATACTATTATTGGTTCAATAATACCCAAGCTTTCGATAGAGGTAACTATTTGATGATATTTATGGCTTCGCTTTACGTTTTCTAATAATTCCTTAGATGGAATTAACTTATTAGTTTCCAGGTAAATAAAATTTTTGCCAAAACGTATCTGAATCATTTTGATACCTCTTTGTTTACTGGGTTTAATATCTGAGATGGTAGTTCTGAAAGATTCTCTTGTTCAAGTATATTTTGAAAGCTTTTATTCATCATTATGATGTTAAAAATCTCATTTATTATTAGTAGATTGGTTTTTATAAATTTCGAGTTGTTATAAACAGATTTATGTTCAGCGATACTATTTTCATAAAGCTCAATCAACTCCTCTGCAGTCATCCTTTTTGATGGTTTGTGATAATAAAATCCGGCTGCTTTTGCACCTTTATTCCCAACTGTTCTTTGATTTAGAATGTATTTTATCTTTATAATGTCCCGACTTTTTATTAATTTTTTATCATATGCTTCGGTAAGAATATCTTGTGCTTCCTCAGTTTCACATCTTGCAAATTGCACTGCGAGATACAGAGGCAAATTACCCCGTTCGACTGCTGAGAGAAGTTTATGCTCTCCCTTATCAAGAAGCATATTAATACTGCTCACCCAGTTCGATGAATATCCAGTAATCTCACTTATTTCGGAGTCTGAAAGTCCTCTGATTTTCATGTCTTTAATCACCTGTAATAACTCATTAGAACGTGGTCTTCTCCTTGCAATGTTTTCAACTAAACTCATAACGTAAGCATCTTCTTCTGATACATCTCTTATAATTGCTGGAATAATAGTTTCACCTAATGCAACAAGAGCCTCTATTCTCCCTTGACCACAAATTAAAGCATATTTGAAATCGTCTTCATCAATAGCTCTTACGCTTATAGGCTTGCTTAATCCTCTTTTTTTTATGCTTTCCTTTATTTCTTCATGCACTACCTTATTTCTTGTTCGTGGGTTAAGAAATTTTATTTTTGCAATCTCAATTTGAATTATTGGGAATTCATTTTTTTCAGGCAGCATATAGTTCCCTCACTTTCATGCGAGTAATAATTTGTAGAAATTTATCAAGATTATCAAATCTATAGAGATCTAACCGAATGTTGTTTGTTTCCATCATACACATTTTACTATATTCGTTTTCAATCTTTGGTATGATATAAAAATCAAGAGGTGAAATATTTTGTGAATTCATTCGTATAACAATTGTTATGTCTGCTTTCTGTGAGTTATCAAACCGGACTTTCCATCTAAGTTTACCTGATTTCATATGTATGCATTTAGTAACAAGGACGGAAATTAAAAACTCATCATTGATGTAAAGCATTGGGTAATATTTATACTCGTCTATATGACAGTTACTTTTTAATATTTCGCCCTTAAAATCCTCAATTATCTCTGAGTAAAATGATCTTAGTGCTTCATTTATTTGGAGATAGCTGTAATCATGTTCTGGCTTATAACCAATCAAAGTATATGCTCTTAAAAGACCACCAAATCGGGTTCTATAAACAGAAGATGAAGGGCCTGTATCATCTTCATCAATGATAAAGCCTGATAGTTTTCCATTAGATTCTAATTTTTCTTTTAGCTTTTCTAATAGATCTTCATTAGTCAAATGAATGGATCGGAGCTGAATTATTTCTTGAGCTTTATTATATTTTTTCTTTGAAATAATTGGTTTATATGCCTTGTCACATCTAATCCATTCATGTTTGGGGTTTTTTACAAGCTTACTTTTTAGTTTAGATGAGGTTTTGTTATATATGTTGTTTCCAATATATTTTTCATTTGTCAAAATTTGATGTATTTTTGCACGAGTCCATGATGTTCCATTTTCTGCAGGTATGCTCTGTTCATTTAATCTCTCAGCAATAATGAATTCTGGGACGTTACTATCTATAAAGAGATCATAGATTCTATTTACAATTTTTATTTCATTTTTTGGTCCCGGAATTAATATTACCCTATCTGTTTGAATACTCTTTCTTTTGCGGAAATTCAATATTTCTTTAGCTATGCCATTTTCGTCTACTAAAAGACGTCTCAGCCCATAACCAGCCATACCGCCTTGATGATAACCAAGCTTTATTAAATTTACTTGCCCTATAAATACCTTTTCAGATAGATTCCTGCTGTGATATGCAGCACTTGATCTTTTTATATTCAGTATAACAGAGGACTCTAAAGGGAAATCTTTAGTGGGTATAGGTTCGGAACAATATATAAGATCTACACCATTTCTTTCAAATAGAAAGGAATAATATGCAGCTTCATCACTATTTTGAAAACGACCAAAACGGCTCACATCATAAAATAATACAGCCTGTATATCTATTTTCTTTTGTTCTACATCGCTAAGTAACTGCTGCAAAGAATGCCTGCCTACGATACTGACTCCGCTCTTACCTGCATCATCGTAGGTATAAGCGATTTCCATATTGTTCTTTTCAGCATAATCTTTGATATATTCAGACTGATTATGTAAAGAATATTGCTGATGGTCGGTAGACATCCTCAAGTACTGTGCGACCCTAACTCTATGATTTTTTTCATTTCCGCTAGCCATGCACAAAACCTCATGGATGATTCAATACAATGTAGAGGATAAAATTGATCAAATTTTAACCGAATTCAACTGTTTTATCATTGATTAGAGCGAATTTGGTAGTTCTTCGAGGTGTATGATAATCGAGAAGAGATGTGAATTATTTAGCTGATATGACCGACAGCTTTCGTTATGTGGCCTCAAGGTACCCATTTGTAAATGGCTATGCTTAGTCCACATAGGTTAATGGTGTGATCATTAATTCTTCAAATAAATCAAGATAGTTAACCCATCATGGAAGAGTTATGCGGCAATAACTTTGTATTTTTGAGACGAAACATAGTCACTCCACCATTGCATGAGAACCACACGTTCTGTGAGATACTCTGCACGATTGTAGGCTGCAATTATTTCATCTTTTTTCGAGTGGGCAAGGGCGGCTTCTAAGACATCAGTTCTAAACTTGCCACACTCCTCAGCCGCCGTTCTAGCGATTGATCGCATACCATGAGCTACAAGCTCACCTCCGAAGCCCATACGGATTATAGCCGCATTAGCTGTTTGTTCATGCATGTGATTGAGTGGAGCTTTGATACTGGGAAAAACCCACTCTCTATGCCCGCTGATGGCTTTCATTGAATCCAAGACTCGCAAAGATTCTTTGCTCAGTGGAACTTTGTGAGGCTTCTTCATTTTCATAAACTCCGCCGGGATGTTCCACATGCTGGTTTCTATATCAATATCTGACCATCTTGTGCGAACAGCTTCACCAGGGCGAACCCATGTGAGAAGTTGCCACTCAATCAGTAGCCTTGTTTCTAAACGGATAGAAGCATTGTTTAGAGCAACCAGGAAGCGGGGGAGTTCGGAAGGGGGTAATGCTGGCATATTCTGTTTTTTTGGCTTGCTGAACCGTTGCCCCAGGTTGTCAGCCGGATTGAATTCTATGAGTTCTTCTGTTGCTGCATAGCGGAAAATTTCATTCAGGCGGGATATGACGCGGCGAAGTGTTTCAAGGACACCTCGTTTTTCTATGGGGTCTAAATGCTGTTTAAGCATTTTAGGGCGAATCTCCTTAATGGGGGTATCACCCAACGTTGGAAAGATATTTCTCTCTAGGCTTCGCCAGATGTCGTTAGCATGATCCTGGGAGATGCCTGACGTTTTGACTTTCTCATCAAGCCACTTCTTGGCTACTGCTTGAAATGTATGTTCCGTTGCATCCTTAAGGGCATTGGCTTTGTGGGTGTTATGAACTTGTGGGTCTATACCATTTGCAAGCAACGACAAGTACTCATCACGTAAAGCTCGTGCCTTCGCAAGTGTAAGGTGAGGATAGGTTCCTAAGCTCACCTTAGTTCGCTTTTTGGTCACAGGCACTGCATATCTGAAATACCAATTTTTCTTTCCTCCCTTCGCTAAGGGGGCGATTCGCAGGAGCAAACCATCGCCGTCAAAAAGGTTAACCTCTTTCTCGGCAGGTTTGGTGCTTTTGATTTCAGTGTCAGTGAGCTTCTTAGCGATTTTTGCCATGTTTGGGACCCTCATGTTTTGGACCCTTTGTGTTGGGTCCCAAAAAGGGTGCCATAACGAGTAGATTCTAGCAATTCTCGGTAGACTACTATAGACGTAAAAAAGCCCGCAAGGCTGGTTCCATGCGGGCTTGATAGACTTCACTGAACTTCAATATATCAAAAATTGGTGGGCTGGCGGAGTTTGAATAAATATTGTATCGCTTTGATTTTTAACGATTTTGTTTAATTCAGTTTTTGTGCGTATACCTAATCGTATACCAATGGCTGTAAGTTAATGTGAAATGAAAGCGCATTTTTACTTGGATTGATGCTATATCGTACAGGAAAAAAATTTTTTTTCGAAAGAACTGTTCACACTGTTCACTCTTTGATTTTCTCCTTTTATTTCAGAGTGATAGGTGGTGAATAATGGGTGAAGGGTGAACATTCGATTCTTCACCTCCGGCATTCTGCCGGTGTGACTCATACCGGTGATTAATCCCCCGTACTGAAATCACACAGGGAGAAAAAAAGTTTTTTTTGATTTGATTGTTCACACTGTTCACCTTTCGTTTTTCTCTTTTAATTTCAGTGTGATAACGGGTGAATATACGGTGAAGGGTGAACAGTGGATTGTTCACCTTCGGGGAATTCAGGGATAAAAAAAGACCGGCAGATGCCGGTCAGATGAGTCATGATGGTCAGGTTGTTGCAGGGTCGTCACATTTTGGCAGCCAGTCGCCGTAGCTTTCCTCTTTCAGCGTCAGGTTGGTCTGTATCCCCTGTTTGGTATGGCGCTTCTCGTAATTCAGTCCGTATTCCTTCAGCATCACCGGCAGCCCCAGCCCGAACATTTTCAGGCTGAGTACATTCCGGTAGCCGTTTGCCTCCATGTAGGCCAGATAGGCGTGATAGAGGTATTTACGGTAATTGCGCGGGATGATACTGGCGTTCCCCATATACATGCCGCTGGTCTGCGGCAGGGTTTCCAGATAGCCGATAAAATCAAACGTCGGGTCGGCATCCCGTTTGATGTTCAGTGCCTCGTCTGAGTTCTGCTGGGACTGAAGCAGTGACCGGGCGAGCATCGGGTCGCTGAACTTCTGCATCAGGTGACGCACGATGACCGCCAGCTCGCGGGTGATTTTGTCCTTAAGCTGCGGGTCGCGCTCCTGCGGGGCTATCTGTTCCGGGAAGTGAATAATCACCCGCCGGCGTGACACGCCGCCGCTGCGGTCGGTGAAGCGCATCGGGTTATTGTTCACGGCCAGAATCACCGCCGGGATATGCGTGGAGTACGCATCCCGGTATTTCGGGTCCACGGACACCGCATCGCCGCCGGTGATGGCCTTGAGTCCGGCACCGTCGCCGCTCCATTTTTCCTGGTCCGGCAGGCGTATCAGTGAGAAGCCAGTTAACGCGGCACGTTCACGCGGGGATTCCAGCGTCTCGATGGTGGCCGACGTGGCGTTATCCTCCCCGGCCAGCAGGGTGGCTATTTCGGCCATGATACTTTTGCCGCTGCCGCCGGGACCGGTCACCTCCAGAAAGAGCTGCCAGTCGTAGCGGTTCGCCAGCACCATAAACAGTGCGGCCAGAATCACGTCGCGTTTTTCCGCACGGCCACCGGCGGCACGGTCAAGCCAGCGCCAGAACGCGGGGGCGTGGGTCTCCAGCGTTTCACCGTCCACCGGCGGGGTGAAATCCACATCGCACAGGGTGCGCATCCAGTGTGACGGACTGTGCGGGTGGAACGTGCCGTTCTGCGTGTCGAGCACGCCGTTACGAAAGCCAATCAGGCGGCGGGAGGGGGCTTCCTGCTGCGGAATAATCAGCTTCAGGGTGTCCACCACGGAGGCCACCTTCCCGGAGGAGAACGGCGCGCGCAGACGCTGAAACAGCCCGGCCACATCCCGGGCAAAGTCCTGTGGCGGCAGCACCTTCCAGACACCATTTTCATAGCGGGACAGAAGCTGGCCGTTGGCATCGACCGCGAGCGCCTCGCCGTAATGCTCATAGATACGCATGGCCTTTTCGCTGGTACTCATGGCGGAAAACTCCGCTTCGCTCATGGTGTCGAACGGGCTTTCAGCCGGTGGCCGGATGGCATCGTAAATGGCCTTACGGGTGGCCTCCCCGCCGTACTGCGTGAAGGCATCATTCCAGTCACCGAAGACCGGCGGCAGGGCAACAACGCCCTCACACGCATCTGCGGCTGCGGCGGCTTTTGTCTGGCCGTCACCGCTGAGGTCACGGTCTGCGGCAAGGACAATCTGACAGGCCGGATACTTCTGCCGGGCAAGGCTGGCCAGAGAAAGGAGGTTCACGGAAGAAAGCGCCACCATCACCGTTTCACCGGTCAGGTGATGCACGGTAAGTGCGGTCGCGTATCCCTCCGCTATCCACAGACGTTTTCCGGCCTGATTCTGTCCTTCAAAGGTGTGACAGGTGCCCCTGACCTGTCCGCCTTTCAGAGTGCGCTTACGGCCGTCAGCACTGATTAACTGAAGGTTAACCAGTTCGCCGCTGTCGTCATACAGTGGCACCACAAGGTCACCGGCGCGCCAGCTCACGCCACCGGCTCTGTGTGTGCCGGTCAGCATCCGGCATTCCCGGCCGGGAAAGCCCTTGCGGGTCAGGTAGGCGTTACCGGTTCCGGGACAGGTTTTCGCCATCAGGGTTTGTGCCAGTGCGGCTGCGTTCTTCCGGGCAGCGTCTGTTTCAGCACCGGCGGCAGCCGTCACTGCCGGGTCAGCCGGGGGCAGGCTGCCGGTCACGGCAGCCACTTTTGCGGCCGCGTCGGACGGGGAGACACCAAACACCTTTTCAACCAGTTTCAGGCCGTCACCGGCACCACACTGATTGCAGTACCAGGTGCCGCGCCCCTCCCTGTCATCAAAACGGAAGCGGTCACTCCCGCCACAGACCGGACAGGGCTGATGACGGTTCTTCAGCACCTGAATCCCCAGCGCCGGGAGAATACGCGGCCAGTGGCCGAGCGCATGGCTGACGGTGGCGGTTACGTTCATTTTCATGGTGTTGTTCTCCTTCAGTGCAGTACCGGCGCTTTTATGTGACGGGCACAGAGTTCATCCATCACAACCAGCCCGAGAAAGGACAGCGACGGCGCGGCCTTCAGGGGGCCGGATTCCATTAAATCTTCCAGCAGGGCACAGGCTATCTGACGCCCTTTTTCCTCACCGTGCTGGCGCAGATAAAAGCCTTCCAGCTCAGCGGCGATGGCCGCCTCCAGTGACTCAAGGGTGAGATGCGGGTAGCGGTGCTGACGTTCGCACACGGTCAGCCAGGCACAGGCGACAGCGCGACGGTAAAGGGCAGCGCGTAAGACGGGCGGTAAGGGTGTTTTCATTTGCTTTCCTCCCTGTGACAGATGACTGAATTCCGTGCCGGTTGCATTAACTGATAAGGCATATCTGCGTCTCCTGAAGACGTGCGTATCCCTGCGCGAATACGCACATTTAATTTTTCGGGTGTCGTTTTTTAATTACAGATAATTGCGGTAACTGTTATCCGGTGTGATTTCCGGGTCAGGCTCCGTGCGGGGAATTTCCCGCCATTCCCGCGCCACCGGTGCTTCCCGGCTGACCGGAACAGGCTCCTGCGGGTAAATATCCAGATATTTCTCCCGCCATTTCTGTAATTCCGGGTCTCCGGCCATTTCTTTCAGTACCGCATGCCGGTTTACGGGGCTGCGTTTGAACAGGTCAGGACGGTCACAGGTAAATTCCCGCAGAAAACGCCCCAGCGGGATGTCTGTGGTGCGCCCGTCAGCGAGGATACGCACAAGGATACCGGAAGGCACATCATCACCTGCTGAGTCTGTATGCAGAGCATGAGCTGGAACACGCCCTGAATGAAACCTGTGAGGCGCTTGTCCGGGCAATGCATCTGAGCATTCTGGTACAGGAAAATCCGCTCGCCAACACCACCGGCCATCAGGGCTACGTCGCACCGGAAAAGGCTGTCATGCAGCAGGTGAAATCATCGCTGGAACAGAAAATTAAACAGATACAAATCAGCCTCAGCGGCGAGCCGGTTCTCCGGCTGGCCGGACTGTCAGCGGCAACACTCCCGCACATGGATTATGAGGTGGCAGGCACACCGGCACAGCGCAAGGTGTGGCAGGACAAAATAGACCAGCAGGGAGCAGAGCTGAAGGCCAGAGGACTGCTGTCATGATTTACTGCCCGTCGTGTGGACATGTTGCTCACACCCGCCGCGCACATTTCATGGACGATGGCACCAAGATAATGATTGCACAGTGCCGGAATATTTATTGCTCTGCGACATTTGAAGCGAGTGAAAGCTTTTTCTCTGACAGTAAAGATTCAGGAATGGAATACATTTCAGGCAAACAGAGATACCGCGATTCACTGACGTCAGCCTCCGGCAGTATGAAACGCCCGAAAAGAATGCTTGTTACCGGATATTGTTGTCGGAGATGTAAAGGCCTTGCACTGTCAAGAACATCGCGGCGTCTGTCTCAGGAAGTCACCGAGCGTTTTTATGTGTGCACGGATCCGGGATGTGGTCTGGTGTTTAAAACGCTTCAGACCATCAACCGTTTTATTGTCCGCCCGGTCACGCCGGACGAACTGGCAGAAAGCCTGCATGAAAAACAGGAACTGCCGCCAGTACGCTTAAAAACACAATCATATTCGCTGCGTCTGGAATGAGGGCTGCCGGTTAACACCGGCCGTCGCCGCACACCGTATTTTTATTCTTCAGCATGATGAGAAAGAGATAACGATGGAAAGCACAGCCTTACAGCAGGCCTTTGACACCTGTCAGAATAACAAAGCAGCATGGCTGCAACGCAAAAATGAGCTGGCTGCGGCCGAACAGGAATATCTGCGGCTTCTGTCCGGGGAAGGCAGAAACGTCAGTCGCCTGGACGAATTACGCAATATTATCGAAGTCAGAAAATGGCAGGTGAATCAGGCTGCCGGTCGTTATATTCGTTCGCATGAAGCCGTTCAGCACATCAGCATCCGCGACCGGCTGAATGATTTTATGCAGCAGCACGGCACAGCACTGGCGGCCGCACTGGCACCGGAGCTGATGGGCTACAGTGAGCTGACGGCCATTGCCCGAAACTGTGCCATACAGCGTGCCACAGATGCCCTGCGTGAAGCCCTTCTGTCCTGGCTTGCGAAGGGGGAAAAAATTAATTATTCCGCACAGGATAGCGACATTTTAACGACCATCGGATTCAGGCCTGACGCGGCTTCGGTGGATGACAGCCGTGAAAAATTCACCCCTGCGCAGAACATGATTTTTTCGCGTAAAAGTGCGCAACTGGCATCACGTCAGTCTGTGTAAAATTCCCCGAAAATCCGCCCGTTTTTACTGAAAAAAGCCATGCATCGATAAGGTGCATGGCTTTGCATGCGTTTCCCTGCCTCATTTTCTGCAGACCGCGCCATTCCCGGCGCAGTCTGAGCGTGTCAGTACAACTGCATTAAAACCGCCCCACAAAGCGGGCGGGCGAGGCGGGGAAAGCACTGCGCGCAATATGTTGATCACTATCATAAATTTAGTTTAATGTGTTTGCATATTTTAGACATTGGAAGTTTGATTACTGTATAAAAATATGGACTTTTATTCATTGAGCAGATTTTTATCAATTCGTGGGGAAATAATGAAAGTTAGTCTTGATTTGGTTATCAATAGCGGCGACGATGAAATAGATATGGATTATGCTCTCCAGACACTATTGGGTGCATCTGGAGTTACCAGTATTATTACAGAGGCAATACTTCGAGGTAAAGTTAAAGAAAACAGACATCAATCTAATGAAATAAGAACAAACCTTAAGCATTCTTTTACAGGCTCTTTTGGTCAGCGATTTGATGTTGTTATATCAGATAGAAAAGTTGCAGCGCGTCTTTCAAGTATGACTCGCACTGTATTTGCAGAAGTTATGAGTTATTATATTTATGAGTCTCTTTTTTTAGAAGGTCCGGCATTGAGTGACGCTGCAAAAAAAGTGGTTTCCGGATTAGACGATATTGAAGATGAGTTGACTAAAGCTATTCGAAATAGACTTAAAAATATGCATAAAATTTCCACCATGTGCAACTATTCAGTTGATTTGAATTATAGAAAGCCGGGTGAGAAGCAAAAGATAATTACTTTAAACAAAAATACCGCTTTGAATATAACTGAGCTAATTGAAACTAATCATGATCATCAGATAGAAGCTATAGTTACTAGGTTTAATACTTTTACTGGAAATGGTAGACTGTTAGTCAGGGGGGAAGAAAAAACGACTTCTTTTGGTTTTTTGAATGGTCTAAAATACGTTACTGATGCCCAGACCAAGAAAATAACGAGTAATCTAGATGCTAACAATAGACTGGCAGAAGAAGAGCGAGAGTATTTGTTATTAAAAGTTAGAGATTTAACCATCAGTAATGGTGAGGTAGTGAAATACTTAATTATTGAGGTGGATGGGGTATGAGGTATATAGGTTGGGTTACATCTATTTTGATATTAGTAGTCTTTGGATTATACTATTATCAATTTGGTGGAAGCTCAACCACTCTTTCTGAAAACAAAGAGATATGGGGACAGTTTGGTGATTATTTTGGAGGTGTTCTTAATCCTATATTGAGTTTCATTTCAATATTACTTCTAATTAAATCAGTTAAAATGCAATTAACTGCGAATGAATGTTTAATTAATGAGACTAAAAGACAGGAGTTTCTTGATAAAAGGAAGTCATTTGAATTTCAATTTTATAATTTAATTAACGCGCAAAAAAGTGCTTTTGATGATTTCTCTTTGATTTTTCCATCTCCAAGTGGTGATTTTGAAGTTAAAAAGGTTAATGCTGTAAATAAACTTGAGCAACTGATTAAAACCAGTATTCAAAGAGGTATTGCTGAAGATGCTTTGATTAAAATAATTGAATCATTAGATGATAAATCTGATGATAAGATGTTTTCATTTGCAAGAAGGTTTTATCTTGCAGTTAAACTTGTTGATAATGAAGTTATAACTGAAAATGGTTTCGATGAGCAAGATAAACATATGTATATTGAAACTCTCATTAATCTGTCTGATTTTGCAATGGTTCGACTAATATGTATTATTATTGCTTATCTGTCATGGCCTAATGTTGTTTATTTGAAAAAATCACCAGAAGTGATGGGAGTTATAAAATCAACAGGATTAAATACGTATATTAATTCATTGAAATAATGGCTGCATTGAGCAGCCTCTTATTTTATGTGGGCTATTCGTGTGTTTTTTTAAACACGAAGTTAGCCCACCAATTCATTAAATCAATTCGTTGATAAAGGTAAGTCGAACGATTATATGCTTTACGGACTTCATTTTTATCGCTATGCGCTAATGCTGCTTCAATAACATCGGGATTAAAACCTTCCTCATTCATAGCTGTACTGGCTATAGAACGCAAACCATGTGCAACAAGCTTTCCTCCATAACCAATTCTTTTTAATGCAGCATTAGCTGTCTGACTATTCATTGGTTGCTTAGGATTATTTCTACTTGGGAAAACATATTCACGATGTGCACTAATAGGCTTCATTATCTCTAAAATATCTAATGCTCGAACCGACAGAGGAACAATATGTTCTCGCTTGGCTTTCATTCGTCCTGCAGGGATCGTCCAGAGTTTATTCTCAAGATCGATCTCTGCCCATTGAGTACCAGAGGCTTCAGAAGGGCGTACAAGTGTTAGAAGCTGCCATTCGATAAGGCAGCGAGTCGATACAGATAAATTAGACATGGCTAAAGAACGCATTAGATTTGGTAGTTCTTCTGGTCGTAGTGTTGGCATGTTTTGCTTTTTTGGCTTCTCAAAGGCCATTCCAACCCCGGAAGCTGGATTGGCATCGATCAGCCCTGTATTTACGGCAAAGATCATTATCTCGTTAATGCGTTGCACTAGCCGACGTACAGTCTCTAGCGCCCCACGAGCTTTGACTGGCTCAAGCGCTTCAACCAACGTTCGGGCTTTGATTTGCTGAACTGGGAGTTCACCAACGGCAGGGAATACATCTTTCTCCAATGAGCGCCAAATGTCTCTTGCGTAATCAGGGGTTACGCTTTTGCTTTTAAGCTGGAACCAGTTAGCGGCGACCGTTGTAAAAATACTGTCCTGTGCGATTTGCTGCTGTTCCTCTGCAATTTCAGCTTGAATTTGCGGGTCAATTCCGTTGGCTAACAAGGAAAGGTAATCCGCTCTTAACCGTCGGGCGTCAGCAAGTGAAAGAGCTGGGAAGGTACCTAGCCCCATCATTGTCCGCTGCTTTGTTGCCGGACGTTGATAACGGAAACGCCATAACTTCTTACCGTTCGTTTTAACGAGTAGAAAAAGACCATCGCCATCATGCAACGTTAGATCCTTTTCTAACGCTTTAGCGCGCAGTACTTCTGTGTTGGTCAGGGGGCGTGTCGTTCTTGCCAATTTGGCCGCTCCTTCATGAATTGGTATACGCGTTTAGGTATACATCCTACCGTATACCTAAACGTATACCAATAATCACTGGATTTAGCTGGATATCCTCGGACAACAGTAGACACAAAAAAGCCCGCAGAGCTTGTGCCATGCGGGCTTTCAGGATTTCTCCGGACGTATCCGGAAGAGCAAGTGGTGGAGCTGGCGGGAGTTGAACCCAAACACCCAAATTACATAACAATATGAAATACAAATGATTTCATATTTCACTGTATATTTTTATGTATTTCAGGTGTAAGTTAAGGTCTATTCTGTGTCCTACCTTTGTACATATTTTGAAATATTTAAGCGACTAGATTACTTCTGAGATTGCTGTATTACCATCATATTCTGATAAATATGAACCATAGTGTCTAAAAAGCATTTCGGGTCCTTTGTGCCCCATTTGGCCTGCAAGCCAGAATAAATTTGCCCCCTGGCTGATATGTCGTGTAGCGAATGTATGTCTGGTCTGATATGGATTACGGTAACGAACACCAGCTTTTTTAAGAGTCGGGATCCAGGCTTTCTTACGAATCGCTGCTGAATTAGCCCACGGTTTGCGTGTCTTTGGGTCACTGAATACAAAAGCACTTCTCATCATCGTAAATGATTTCTGTGACTGTAATGCCATTAGGGCTTCACTGTTTAATTCAACTTTTCTTGTACCAGCTTTTGTTTTTGTTCCTTTTATCACACCAACGACAGAAGCAACCTGTACATGAACGGTATGACCAATAAAATCAATATCAGACCAACGTAATGCACATAATTCTGAGCTTCGAAGGCCTGTATTGAATGCGAAACAAAAAAGGTTTCGCCATTCCTCATAGATACAGGCGTTGTAGATAGCGGCTGCTTCTGCTGGCGTAAAGGGGTCTACTTCATATTCGGCAGAATTGGTTGTATGGTTAACAGCATGGTATCTACTTGCACTAACTAGTTTTACAGGGTTTATTGTTATAAGTCCGTCAGTGACAGCCTCATCTACTGCGCTTCTTAAAAATGATAAATTGTTTCTGATGGTCTTCAGTTTTGTTGTTCTTCTTGAAATCCATTTCTTTAAAATTGCTGGAGTCAGGTCAATAACATGTAAGTTATGTAGTTCCGATAATGCAGATACACATTTTTCATATCCATTTATTGTTGAAGGGGATAACTTTCTGTTTTTGCAAATTTCTAAATATTCATCTAGGTAATCTTTCACACTTTTATTCCTCTTTACCATTCCAAATAATATAAGCTTCTTGGAGTTTGGAAAGTACTCTGAAAAATCGAATGAGCCATCACTAATTTTGTTTTTTATTTCTCCGAGCAGTCGTTCAGCATACTTAATCCCCTTTGCGTTAACTTCCAGCCTTGATAAGGGTTCCCTGCAAAGAACCCCTTTATAGGTGAAGGTCACAACTAATGTAGAGCAATTCTTGTATTGACGAATTGTTATTCCTCTTGGGAGTGATAAGGATATTTGTTTTTTCTCGCCCATTTTGAAACCTCAGTTAAATCAATCCATCGTTCTTTGGAGCCTTCCACATTTAAAACCTGAACCCCTTCCTCCCATACTCCACGTTGTAACCGTTTGTTAACGGCATCCAGAGTTTCTCCCATATCACGACACCATGTCGTAATAGGTACACAGTCAATGTTGAGAGACATAGTTACCTCACAAAACTTTTATCCGCGGCAGTGACACCACACCTCAAACATTCGTTTCACTACTTCACGGCAGTAGTAGCCTTCGAGATCTCTCGTCAGGTCATAGCGATTGCCATAACGCTGGCGCACTCATCGTTCAAATGCTTTATTCATTCTTTACTTCCTTTTCATGGCTCGTAATTTTTTCAGATGAGCTTCCTGCTCTGTTTCTGCCAGAATTTGTCGGTATTCCTGGTGATCGATCCGTTCAAACAGTTCATTAAAATCGTTTATTTTTACCGACTGTGTTAACCCATCCATTCTTCTGTACAACACAGTGCTGTTTATGCAGCGAATAATTTTTATTGGGTAACCGGAACTGTCGGTGTATAGCTGCCCCTGATTAATCAAAGCGAACATTTTTCTATTGCTCCCTGAATTTATGGAATTTCAGAGTTGTATGCCTGTGTCAGGCTCAATGCTGATTATTTCTGCGGATACAAGCATCTCGGCAAGCCAGAGTTCTCCCTGCAGGTCTTCATCCTTGCATTCCAGTCCGCCGATATTAATGGTGGCTATGATATCGCGCTCATCCTCGACTTCTTCATAAGGCAGCGTTGCGTACAGGCTTTCAATAGCGCAACTGATAACATCGAGTCCGGTCAGGTTGCCACCGACAGTGACTTCGAATGTTTCGCGGTATTCCCATAGTCCGAAAGTTAATCGAACGGTTTGTTTTGCCATGCGTCCGCACGACGTCAGATTCGGGTCATAGTTCATTATTTTCGGTTGAGTATTATGAGTGTTCATCTGCTTTCCCTTAGCCCGGCGGCTTGCCGGGCATATAAGTTATTTAACCTGGATAAATGGTGTACTGGCACCGTTGGTCATGTATTGCGGCAGTGTGCCGTTCCATTTATTGATGGCTTCCAGCTCCATAACACCGGGGTTCTGGCGCAGAGCTTCGCCGCGTAAACGAATAGCATCGGCTTCGGCCTGGGCTTTTGTGCGAATCGCATCAGCCTGTCCGGCAGCTTCCGCGCGCAACATGTTGGCTTCCGCTTCGCGCTGTTTTACTTCCTGCTCACGTTGAAGAGTTTTCTGATTTGCCGTGACTTTAGCGTTAATGCTGTCAATAACAGTTGACGGGTATTCCGGCTTACCTACATAAGACAGGCTCATTACCTGAATACCGATGGGCGTCATTTCTGCCTGAATATCTTTTAGAGCTGAATCCAGTAGTTCAGATTTACCACCGTCGATAAATTTATCAGTGGTCATTTTGCTGGCCAGCCGATTTAGTGCATCTGCTATCTTCTGGCGCAGGTCGGTGTCGGTAATGTCATCCACACCTTTGCGGTAGGTTTGAAACACCGTGGTAACTTTGGATGGATCAACCTTGTAGGCTACTCCGATGTGGTAACCAATGGTTGTTCCATCGCTCATCTGGAAACTGAATGGATCATCGTAGGTCTTCATCTGCTTAAAGGTCGGGAAGATATAAACTTCAGTGTTCCAGCCTGTCCAGTAGCGACCAACACCGACCACTTCACCTACGCCTTTATCGTCGCCAAGTTTGTTGACTTTGATGCCCACATTACCAGGCTCAACACGATCACAACCGACAAGGCCAATGGCAGGCAGAACAATGGCTAAAGAAAAAATAATTTTTTTCATCTTTTATCCTTAGTGAAAGAAAGCCCCTTATAAATGGCATAAATGCATGGCGGGGTCAGAAACGCCAGTGCAAAGCCAGAAATTACCGCTACCGTATCCTTCATTGATATCAGAAACGGGACGAGTAATCCGTAAATGCATGCGATAATTGCCAGTGATATAACTATTCTGAAATAAATATTCATGCTCCTCCTGATATCTTTCTGATTGCCTTTTTCAACTTTTTACTGTTATTCACGTTACAGTAAATTTCGGCAAGTTCGCGTGATAACATTATTTCTCCATTATTTTTATCTATAGCAATGTGATCGGGATTATCACGAATAAACTTCTTTATCATTGGCATTGCTATAAACTCTTCTGGCGTATAGATGCGTGTATGGCGGCGAACGTGTTTTATCACAGGTGTTTTATGTTTTGATTCAACCTGAAATACATTAATTTTATTCTGATTTGCCATATGTAATATTTAATGTGTCACTGGTGCTTCTGGTATACCATGAGTATTCAGATCGTGAGTCATTTCATCCAGAAGGAGTTCAAGCCCTTCTCGTCCCATAGCAGAGACAATGAAACCATTATCAGGATCTGCGATGAGCATTTTTTGATAGAGAAACAGAACTCGCCCCATGCCTTCAGCTTCGCCATATTTTTCAATAAATCCCCATTCGACATGGTTTTGCAGGGCAATGCGAAGTGGTCCTGGGTATATACTCAGGCAACCATGCTTCCCCTTATAAATAACTGCGCGATCTGTAGTTCCGTTATCGTTAGGGATATCAATGGTACCGTTCTTGTCTTCCTCTTCACTGATAAACGTCGCCACATACAGCCAGCGCCACTGGGCAACCTTCAGATCGACTGAAAATCTTCCCAGCAATCCGGCATCATCGGCTTCCGCAATACATTGCATGATTCTTAAACCGTGCCAGCATGGATAATCATATTCACCATCATTAAGTCGCTGTACGGCCTCGGCACTGATGAATCCCCTAATGATTTTGGTAAAAATCATTAAGTTAAGGTGGATACACATCTTGTCATATGATCAAATGG